AAATTTGTGGTACTAAAAACTGGATCCCGTCAGAAGAAGCTAGAGAAGCTATTTGGAATACTATCTGCAACCTAAATCAAAGATGTATTAATATCTTATATTATAAGAATAACCTTTATAAGTTCTGTGAGAACCAAAGAGTTATTAATCTAATTCTTAGAATGCTTACTAAGATGGAAGAACCATATCTTGATCCAAATAAAGTTCCAGAAACTATAGATTATGAGTTGAAACTATTTAAAGACTTGATTTTTGAATATATCTATTATCGCCATATGTTTATAGATAAACTTCCAAGAGTATATGAGATGCAACGTGATATTGTGTTGATTACAGATACAGATTCTTGTATTATATCTCTAGATGAATGGTATCGATTTGTATTGAAATATACTATTGGCATTCCTATGAAAATCAAATATACTCAAGCTCAAATAGATGAAGAATCTGATAAGGTTGTTTTACAATATAAAGAAAACGAACCTAAATATGATTATGATTTCTATAATAATAAACTTGTAGAAGCCAAGAGAAAGAAATATCCTTTAGTTGTTATCGAAGAAGATTCTCTAAGATATAGTATTGTAGACATCATGTCTTATGTAGTAAGCCAACTTATCTTAGACTATATGGTTCTATTTAGTGAAAACTATAACACCTATGCAGAAGATAGAAGTTGCTTATTGATCATGAAGAATGAGTTCTTATTTAAATCATTGCTTCTTACAAAAGGTAAAAAGAACTATTCCACTCTTCAATTGGTTCAAGAAGGTAACCTAATTCCAGAAGATAAGCAAATGGATATTAAAGGTATGCCAATGAGTAAGGTTGGTACTCCAGAATCTACTGCTAGAAGATTGGAACAAATTCTAGAATATGATGTATTAAGAAATTCATTCATTGATCAAATAGACCTTGTTAAGAAGTTTACAGTTCTGGAAAAAGAGATTTATGAATCTCTAAAGAATAAAAGTAAAGACTTCCACAAACCTGCTCGTATTAAGTCTATGAACTTCTATAAAAATCCAATGGCTGTTCAAGGTATCAAAGCTGCTTATGCATATAATACTATCAAAGATAGATCCGAAGAAGGTATCAATCTAGAAGAGCGTAATAGTGTATTGATTATCAAAACTAATCTTACTTCTAAGAATGTAAATGAGATAGCTAAAGATTATCCAGAGCATTGTATGAGAGCTAATGAATTATTAAAAGATCCCAACTATAAAGCTGGTATTACTTCTATAGCAATTCCATCAAATATTGATATCCCAGACTGGATAATTCCATTTATTAACTATACGGATATCATTCAATCCAATCTAAGAAACTTCCCATTAGAAGAACTTGGTATTAGCAAAATGGATAGTAAGAATGTAACTCATACAAATATTCTACAGTTTTAAGAGGTTTATATGCTAACAGGTTTAGAAGCTGAAGTTACTGCAGATATTATAGCTAAGAAAGTTATAAATGCTTATAACTCTAGTATGAAAGAGGAAGTTAAAATAGCTTTAGATGCTGTAAAATGCTTAGTAACAGATAATGAATCAGAGACAGAAGTGATTAATGTGCTTAGAAATAAATACAATATGAGAATGGTATTTAAGAAAGTACATGATAATGCTACAACACATACATACATTGCACTTGAATATAAAGATATTGCATTTAGATTAGAATAAAGCAGAGAGGATTAATTTCCTCTCTGCAAATTTTTGTATAATTATATACTATAATTATGAAGAGATTGTATCTTCATAATATTATTTTGTTTAAGGTTTTAATCTTTTTTAGTTTATAGGAGGAATTTAAAATGAAAAACGAACAAATTTCTATGGCAAAACATCTTGATGTATTTATTGAACAAGGCGAAGAGCATCGTAATATGTTTGTAGAAGCATTCGATGATCAAATTCAACGAATTAAGGACAATCTAAATTCATTGGATGAAACTAGAGATATGGCTGAAAAGCAATATCAAGCTAAGGAATTAGATTTAGATATTTATAATCTAATTATGCGGAAACTCAACAATTCTGAAAAAGAGTTAGAAGAGCTTTTAAAGGATGCAGTAGATAAGAGAAACGAAGCTGTAGTTTCGTATAATAATCTTATTCACAAAGCAAATCGATTAAAAGCAATTATAGTTTAATTTTATAGGAGGTATATAAAATGATTTACACACAATTATCTTTCAAAGACATGATCGGCTGGATGTGCCCAGAAAAAGGATTTGTTATCAAAGAATATTCTGCCGAAAACTTATATCGTATTACAACAAAAGGTGATAATCGTATTATCCCTTCACAACATTTTACTATGTTTAAAATCAACGATATAGATTCACCAGAAATGGAAATTTATAGATCAGAAGATGGTCGTAAGATCTACATTCAATCTTTATTAAATCCATCTAGAACCTACAATAAAAAAATGGGTGCCGTTATGGAATCTATAAAAGAAAGATTGGGTAAATATGGTAAAGAATTGATGGAATTCTTAGACTACAAATACAACGATCAAAAGGATCATGTGGAATATAAAAACTTCCATCTTGTAGTTGGTATGGAATTACCATTCTTAACACCAATGCTTTTCATGAACTATGGTCCATCTGATCAAGTATATATTGGATCTTTGTCTGAACCGTATGGTTTACCTTGTAATTTGAGAGATGAGGATGCTGATGATAATGATCATTGGAGCTTCGTAAGAGAAAATCCTACAGAAGAAGAATTTGATGATTGCTACTTCATTAGCTCTCTAAAGGATAAATCTTATGAAGTTGAAAAGATCCATATTATTAGACGTGATAGCATTGAAGATAAAGAAAAATTCTTCAATTTAGTAGAAAATGATCATGTTATTCGAAGCGGTATTAGTAATGAAATCCTAAAAGCATTCGATACGCAAACAGATTGCGGTTATGATTTTGTATGGATTACTAAGCTAACTAAACGATATGATTATGATAGAGCCGCTAATGCTTATAAGGAAATAATCGATATTTCGAATGACGAATATTTCGCTAATATCGCTGTAGAATCTTATGAGGCTATTGCTATTAATGAGATCAATTATGCTACATTTGAAGGTTATCATAAAATGGATATTGATCATTCATTCCTTGCATCAAAAATGACTATAGCAGCTTTGTCTGATAATATTAGCGAACAATTCGTTGATATGGTAAGAGAACAAGTAGCTTTGTTCAAGAATGAAGTAAAATACGTCATTGCAAATATTATGCTATCTGGGTATAATTATTATGATAAAGGATTTATTGTAGATATTCCTGAGTCTGAAATGTTTGATAACATCGAGCTATTTGTTGCTAGAGAAACTGATCATAGATTGACTTCTGATATCAATGGAAAGATTCTAAGACCAAAACCTGAAAAAGATGGTAATAGTCGTCATGTGGTATTGTTTAGACCATGTGACAAAGATACTACAGATGATTATTGGGCATCTTATATTCCACTATTTAATATAGATATGGCTGATCGTTTATCTGGATACTCGGCTGATGAATCTTATCAAGCTAGAGTAATTATCGCTATCCAAAAAGGCATTGCTCATATGTTTGCAAGCAGACTTGCTACTATAGGTGGTTATAAAGGAGCTGTAAATTCTAGTGTTACAGAAGCTGTTATGATTAATAACGACAATCTATATCTAAGAGGCAAGGACTTTGCAGTTGATGAATGCATTACTAGATGGCGAGTAATTGATAGAACAAGCGGTCTATATTATGGACAAATTAAAGCATTAGACCTTGGACCTCAACCAATGATTCCAAAGACTCCTATCTATGCTATTAAAAATGAATATACTGAAATTAAAGAATAAGTAAGAAAGGTGTTAGTATATGAAAGAATTTATAACAATTAATCTAGGAGGATATCCAGTACGGATATCCTCTTATGATCGTTTATTAAAATATGAACAAGGTATAGATGGATATGAACAATTAACAGATCATGCATATAATTCTATGCTTTTTCATAATCTAGGATATGATAAGTGTCCTACAGGTTTGCAATGGCCTGAATTCAATAAACCTATTGAATGGATAGCTAAAGAATCTACAAATATGCTGGATATTCCAATGACTAAACATAAGATGATGTTACTTGGTCCTACAAGTCTATTAGACTTAATGCGTATAGTTTGTATTTGGGGTGCTGGAGAAGTAGAAACTGGTAATCTTTTAGATTATATCCATTCCTTTAAGTTGCCATCTGAAACAGAAGTTAAACTTCTGATTGAAAATGGTTATAAAGTTACTAGAAAAGCAGTAGTTAAAAGGAAACAAGATAGCTGGTTAACTTCTAATATTGAAGTACGTCGTCTATATAATATCAATCCAAATGTAGATGAAGTGTATTTTGAACATTGCTTCCGTAACTATACTAAGTATTTCCGTAAGGCAATTATCTTGGATCCTGTGCCATTATTTGTAGCATCTATTATAGATCCTGACTTCTTATTGTCTATAATTAGGGAATGCGAAATCCAAGCAAGTATGAAAGTTGCTAATGAGAAATATAATGGTATAACAGCATTGAGAACTGATGCAGAAATGTTTGATGAATTCGTCAAAATCTTCTCTAACTTTGAAGATGGTATTAATCTCATTTATAGAGAGGAAGGAGCATTTGGATTTACAATAGATCTTAGAGCATCTTCTGAATTTGTAGCATCTGGAAATGTGCAAGCTGCTTACAAATTACATAAAGCATCTATGGAAGATAAAAACTTCTATAGAATGATTGATGAAGCTGAAGTAATTGCAAATATCAATATCAGTGATGTTGGCGATTATCTAGATAATGTATTGGATGATATGGATAAACAGCATATCTTCAAATATTTAGATAAAAGATCTATGTCTAAGTTCTTAGCAGATGATAAAGATAAGTATGATAAAGTATTACTTCGTATTAAGAGAATCATTGCTTGCCTTGAAAATCTAATACCAGATATGTTGGATTCTAAGGATAAACTAATCCTATCCAAGCCATTCTATATGGATATAGATAAATTTGGTATTTATAGTAAGGCAACAAATGAAGTTCTTATCGCTACAGAAGATAATAAGATCTATATATTATCTCCTAAGAATGCTATAGATCTATACAAAAATCTATATAATACGAAAGTATTATTAGATCCTAAGGAGATCCCTCCAGAACAAGCCAAACCAGTTCCTAGAATTGAGTTTATTGGTAAGAAAAATGAGGAAGTCCCTCCAGTAGTATCAGAACCTATTCCTACTCCAGAAACAGCTTTGGTTAATACAAATTATCAAACTCCTCAGTATGATAATTCTATTAAAATTGACGAAGATGGTATGATAGGAATCAATATCTCCAATTATATAGAAGATTAAAAACAAAAAGAAGTCTGACCTCTAAATAATCTAGAGGTCAGGCTCTAACTTTTGATTTATTTATTGAGGAGATATTTTTTATGTTGCCAGCAGAAGAACGTCGTATGAAAGAGGTTGTGCTCTTATATAATAAGATTCAGGATAAGATTATGTTCTTAGGTATGAATGCTATATTAAAAATGAATGTAGTATTATATACTGGCGGATTTATGGATCCTAATAAAGGAAAAAAATATTATTATGGTGAAGTAAAGTATACTGATGATGAAGGAATCAATAGAAAGAAAATAAATAGAACTTTTGATGCATTTCTTACTATTGAAAATATAAAACAAACTGAAGGTGGAAATAAAGAATCTGTTACTATAAGGGGAGCTCAATTAGAGTTAATGAGGCTAACACTTCTTCCAAAATTAGAGAAGATGATATTAGAACCAGAGACTATATTCGAATCTAGAAATAATAAGCTATATGTAAAAGAAGCTCCAGCAACAACCATAGAATGTAGTAATAATAAGTTCTTAGTATTTGCACCAGGGATTCATAAGTTATATAATGAAGACCTTCAACCTTGTTTAGATATGTATTTAAATAATGAGATGAATATAACCAGTATGAACTTCAATACAGTATTACAGCTTATTAACTTTATTAGAACTTTCTCTATCTATCAATATGCTTGTACTATGGTAAACTTCTTACCAAGACCAGTACCTGGATATAATATGTATGATATGAGTCTTAGCAATGAACAACCATCATATTTCGATACAAATTCACACAGTAATAAGAGAATGCGATAACCGCATTCTCTTATATTTTTTTTTGATTATATACTATAATTGTGATCATAAGATTTTAAGTTTAAAGATATAATAGAAGAGATAGAAAGGATATATATTATATGGATATTATTGATATTCTAAGAATGATTGTGGCTGCAATCATTATGAATTTGATTAGAATCCTAATTGACTTCATTGTTATGAAAATCAAAAAGCATCTGTGATTAGATATCCATTCTATTGGATAAAGGTAAATACCTCCATTAGTATATAATCAGTTTGTGTTTACCGATCTCTTCTATATATCTTTATAAATAAGTCCTGTACTTGATAACCTATTATTTTTTTTAGTTAATAGTGATCATAGCAGGTTGATTTCTATTAGCAGCAGATACAAATGTATTATCAAGCATTTCAACTACTTGTTGTCTATCTCTAGCCTTTTCTTCTAAGGAAGATAGTTTTAAGTCTACATTTGCATATACTGTTTCTAGATTATCATACATCTTTAATTGTTCATATAAGAATGTAGCAATATCAGCAGTAGCCAATCTTTCAAATGTTTCCATTTGAGTAGGAGGGATTGTTTTGAGATTATCAGCATGCTTTACAAATAAAAAAATTGGAATTCTTTGGAATTTAGTAATAAACGATGCTGAGATAGCCACATTTAATTTAATTTTATTAGGCGGGATCCATTCTACATAAATACCATTTGAAAAAGCAGATACATGGTCAGCCATTTGGGTAATATCTGCATAGGTTCCGAAATCTACAGAACTGGTCATCATATCATATGTATTCACTCCGCCATAGGTTAAACCTGGATAGTGAGCAGACCATGCATGCCAGTCAATATCGCCACAACCCAAGATAGTTAGACTTTCACAAATAGTTTCATCAATTAACCAGTAATCACCCTTTTGATTTTCTGGTCCTAAAGTATAAGGAACTTTATTTGGAAAGTATCTTGAGAATGTATCTAATGTTTCATTACAGATTACATCTCTAGCCCATACATCTTTAGAGAGATAATCTGGCAAGTTCATTTGACTTGTACCTAAACGTCTTTCAATCTTATTAAGAAGCTTAGTCATTTCATTTGCCATTGGCATATATTTACACTTCCTTTCTACGGAATATTTTCTATTATCCTAATGTGGAAAAGCTATTAAATGAAAAAAAAA